TTTTTTAGAAAATGCAGTATCATAACTTTGAATAACATGTTTTAATGCAGGCACTTTACCTTTCCAAGGTTGCCACCATTCTCGTTTTAAGATTGCACCTTCTTCGGCAACTGGGTCCTGCATGTATTGTGCGTTCCAGTTTCTTGGAACGATAGATGCTTTAACTGCTTCTAATTCTTCTAATGACCAATACTCAGGCCAAACAGGATTACCTGATTCTAGTATTGCAGGAAATTCTATTAACTTCCATTTGTCAGCCTTAGCTTCAGATTGGGACTTCAATAGTCTACCAGTCAAATCATCTTGTGCCCATCTTGTCATTACCAAAAGAATGGAGCCACCTGGTTGTAAACGTTGTCGTGGTCCTGAGTTGTACCACTCATATGCTCTTTCCATGGCAGAGTCTGATAATGAGTCTTGCTCAGTATGTGGATCGTCAATAATAAGTAAGTCCGCCCCTCGTCCTGTGATAGAACCGCCAACACCCGCTGCAAAATATTCCCCACCATGATTGGTCTCCCAACGTCCTTTTGCCTTACTATCTTCACGGAGTTTAACATCTCCGAAAATACTTTTGTACTCCTTGCTATCAATTAAATTTCTTACCTTGGAACCGAATCTACCAGCAAGTTCTGCGTTGTGTGAAACTTGCATAATTTTTTTCTTAGGAAACTTCCCTATGTACCAAGCAGGAAACAAATAAGATGCGAATTCAGATTTAGTATGTCTAGGAGGCATATTAACAATGAGCCTCCCTTTTGAGCCTCTTGCAATCTTAGTTAGCTCATGTGCAATGTGTTGATGGTGCCCCCACTTTTTTGGGTCCCTTTCTTTTCTACAAATAAAATCTGGCCAAACGGTTTGAACAAAATATAAAAAATTGTCCTGACACATTTTTATGTGTTCAATATATAATTTTTCTACACGATCTCTTAATTGATCTGTTGTTAATGTATCTAGACTCATAAGTATTTATATATCTATACATGTATGAAATCGATTGTAAAGTCCAAGCGTCAGGTACCATATAAACAAAAAAAGGGGGGTGGGGTGTCGGGTTGGGTGTTTGGTGGTTGTTGGGTGGTTGGTACCTCTATTGAGGTCGCGAATAGGATTGCGTGGCGACATGGTCGCCACGCGTGAGGGATTTGTTAGCTGTTATTTGGTGGTTGGTTGCCTATTAAGATATTAACCACATCAGACATTTTATTAACAACTCTATTTCTAAAGTCATCAGCTAATGGATTGCCATTGTTGATTAAGATAAATTCCTCAACAGCACTTTCCAATAGTTTATAAAGTAATTGCCAATTAAGAGATTTATCAACCCCATTCTCATTTAAGAGTGATTGCACTCTAGTTTGGTCAATGCCTCTTTCTTGCATTTTACTTTGTATCATTTGAGATAAAACACTCATTGATGGTAAGTTATTATTGTCATTATTATTTGGCATTTTGTTCCTTTCTTTTTTCTTTTTCTAATTTATCATCAAAAGGTTTTAACTCAACTGTTTTGATTTGTTTATAAAAGCCATTAATCAACATTTGCAAATTCTTATCGCCTTTAGAATTAACAAACTCAATAAAACTTTTACTATCAAATCGTCTTTGAGTTCTTTCTATTTTTTGAATGTATTGATTATCATTTAAAATAATCACATTCTTTTTTAGGATATCAAAGAAAGCACCAACTAATTCTTTAGTGTCAGCTTTCAAAGTTTGATATTTATTTAACAAGTAAGATTGCTCAATGTATGCTTTACAAACTTGTTTTTGCCCTTTGTCTAATTGAGGGACTTTTTTTGTTTGTGTCGTCATTTGTTTTTTGTCCTTTGTTAAGTGTTAATCTATAAAATATAGATTTAAAAAAGAGTTTAGTTATTTTTTAATTAATTGCAAATCTTTTATTTTTTTTATTTTTACTAAAAAAAATTCTTCCATAGAGCCACGCACATTAAGATTTAGACCTCAATGCGACCTAGACATCATGGCAAATTTTTTAAATTTCCAACGAACTGAACTGGCGAAATTTTCCCAGCTGGAACTGGGTGCCAGTCCTTTACGATGGAATAACGAGGAATGCAAACGTAACGACAACGAGAACGAGGAACAGCATTAGAGATAAAACCCTCTCTTCAGTCTTGTGACCTCAGCATGAATTTCTGTTAGCTTTCTTTCATCGCATCTATCGATGAACTGCTTGATCTCTTCTCTTTTCTTTTTGTTAGCTTCGTACTTTCTAGCTTTGTTTTCATCTTGTACTTGGAAATGTGTTTCATTTTGCTCTGCCATTTTATTTTCCTCCTTTAAATAATAATTTAATTCATTGGCTGTTCGAAAAGTTTTCCATTTAAAATTCCATCCTTTAGAATTTCTGATTACCGGAATCCATTCGTTGTTTTGATAGTCTTTGACTCTGTAGTCTCTGTTACTATAGTTTTCCATTTGTAATGTTGAGTATCTAGTCATTTAATAGCTCCTTTGTTTTTTTAAATTAATATCACATCTGTCTCCTGCTGCAAGAAAAAAATTAAGAAAGGTAGAACTTATGTACGCTGCCTTCAGGATCGCTGCTGGCCAGCTCTCTAGGAAAAGCACAGCAACCACGCCATTGTTCTTCAACGAGAAACGAGATTTGCTTTAGAAACTCTACCTTCTCCTGAACTGGCGTCCCAGCCCCTAAGTCAAAGAAAGAAAGGAAAACCATTGACAACCAACGAGAAACGAGGAAAGGTAATGTGAACTGCACCAGCTTCCGTTCCCAGCTGGTGTCTGGCGCCAGTCCCTGAACTGAAAAGTACGAAGGCTTCTACGAGAAACGAGAACGAGGATTAGGTGAGAGGTCTAAACAGGAGCTACTCTGACAAAAGACCTCTCGCCAAATCCTGTTGCCGTCGTTAGACGGCAACAAGTAAATTTAATTACCAACTACAGTCGTAACCAATCTCCTTACCATTCTGTAATTGTTCCTTACACCACTTGATAAATTCTTCATCTTGGGCTTTGTACTCTTTCACCTGTTCCTCTTGAAACTGTTGTCCCCAAAAGAAACCATCAGGTGCAAAGCAATCATAATAGCCACTCTTGACCTGTTCCTCTAGCCTCTTGACTATTTCCTCAGTGATTTTTACACCACCCTCGCCACCGTTAAAACCAAGATCAAAAGAACCGTCGCCCTTTCTATCTTTCTGTTTTTCAAACTCACCTGCGAAGAACTGTTGTAGTCTTGCGTGTTTTCTCCAATAAAAGTTTTCATGAACTTCGCCATTGCTATCACGAAAACCTGCGTATTGATCTAGTCCCATTTTTAACTCCTTTGTTATTTGTTAAACATCACAGTCTTATCATAGATGGGATAATTGTCAAACAAAAAAATTCACCGATCCAAAGAGCATTTCCTGAGCTGGTGCTGGCGCCAGGCCAGACAGGTAGTTCTCTGTATCCTGGAACATCATCACGAGAAAAACAACGAGGATCCAGAGGGCATATCCAGTCAACTCAGGATAAAGAATGGCACAGAATATGAGGATAAAGATGGCAAACATATCTACTCCTGCTTCGAACCAGCTGCCAGCTCCTGAGCTGCAGACTCTACGGCAAACCATGAGGTCCAATTCTTAAACGAGGCAGGCGAGAAAACGTCCTTGGGAAACAAGGACCCAACGCTAACTCCTGCAGCGTCAGCGGCTTCATCTAGATATTTCCAGATCTCTTCTTCATGTTCATTATAAAACGAGGTAGTGTCATCGTAATAAATTAAACCGGCGACTCCGCCTTCACATCCATGTTGAGCTATATCTGAAATGAGGAACTGCTCATGCAGTTCCCCTTCCTTTAACCATTCTTTTATCTTCCCCATGTGATTCCCTCCACATCTGTCTTAAACTTAACAATGTCACGTAGCTTTAAGTGTCGAAGTTTCTGTGGCTCGTTGTCGAGTAGCCCTTGACCCTTAAGTCGGCTGCCACTAGTAATGCGTACCCACATCTTTTCCGATTGCTTTTTGTCTTTAAACCATACGTAGACGTACTCACGCATCTTCGGCATTCGCTCTAGCTGTTTAATTTTGAAATATGTTTCTTTGCCGTGTTCGGGGCATGTGTACACAATGTTACTATCTTTTACCATGATATCACCCCCGTTAAAGTTAGAATGACAAAGACCACCGAAAGCACTGTGGCTTCGGGTATTAAGTTGATTATTTTATTTTTCATTTTTAACTCCTTTGTTGTTGCCGAGCAGTGAGAGAGAACATAACTAGCATACTAGTATATCGATAGCCCCTCATCTCACCCTAGGCTACGCTCGTTGCTCGACATTACATAGATAAGACCTCGTGGGATAAATGTCAAGAACTTTTTTTAAAAATTTTTTAGTAAGATCAGATGATCCTGAGCTGGCACGCCAGCTGGGGTCTGGTACCAGCTGCTACGCTGCAGGGGGGTTGGGCTAAACGAGAAACGAGAAAACGAGAAACGAGGATTTGAAACGAGAAAACGGCCACCGAAGATTAATCCGGTGGCCGACAAAGAGGCTAAAAATACTAAGTGAGGTTTCGCGTACAATCTCCTCATCCGGATCGGGAGCGCCAGCTTTTTCTCACAAAGACTTCTTGCAGTTACGCTTCTATCACAACGAGGATCCGTGTCAAGAACTATTTTTCACCAGCTGCCTCCTGAGCTCTGGCCAGGCCAGGGACGGTACGGGGTCCGGTGTTTGGTAAACGAGAACGAGGGAACGAGAAAACGAGGATGGGGACGAGGGATCCACGCCACCGGACACTCTGTAAAGTTTCAATAGCCTCTGCAAGAGGGTCTGATGCAGAATAAATATATTACCACCATGACGTTGATATTCATAAGCCCAAGCCATTTGGAATTTGGACAGTATCGGAAACTTGTCTTCTGTTGACTTCAATTCAATCCAAAAAGACTTAGAATCTATACACCCATGAACATCTGGAATACCTTGTACTGTTGAGCTTTCTATCCTTGTAAAATGTGCGTTTTTTATATGTTGTTTAACTCTTTGAAAGAGTAAAGATTCGCGTTTTTTTAAAGCCATTTATTTAAGACAAGGTACACCCAAAAAAGACACCCTGAACAGTAAGATTTTCACGTAAAACATCACACACTTCAAACAAATCCATTCCTTTTTCTACAGGAAGTTCAGATAATAATTCTTTTGTTACAGGAATTAAATAATACATTTCGTTTAAGAAAACAATGTAGTTCATTAATGAATTACTTTTATGGACTGTATGACTGATGTTGGAATTATAGTTGTGTTACCAATATTCTCAAAAGTTTCATCTGTTTTAGATTTGATGTAATCAGTAAATATTCTAGTCACTCCACCTTTCTGAGATACAAGATAACCTTTAGATACACAAGTAGGTAAGTTAGATTTCAATAGAGCTTTAGTGTCAGACCACCCTGCATCACCTTCGATATCAAACCAATGTATTTCTACAAAAGGATAGTCAGCAATATTTTTACCGAGCTTTTTAGTATTTAAAGGAATTGTTTTTCTATAAATTTTTGGTTTTCTTTTTGCCATTTTTAACCTCTACCTTTACAGTTCCAGTTGATACAAGCAGATGTGAGTTGTGTATTTGATTGAACACAGTAACCCATTGTCCACTATTCACTAACTTCTTCTGGTGTAACGTTAATGATATTCTTCGCTTCACCGATTTTTGATTCGAGTTCTGCAAAGCGTTTCTCAAGTTGTTCACGAGACATACCCTCCAAAGAATTGTTAGTAATTTCTTTTTTATCAACGTACATTCCTGCTAGTTGTCCTGAACGATACTCAGCATTAATTGCTGATGCGTATTGTTTTGATTTAGCAGCATCGTCACCGAATTTCTCGAATCTTTTAAATGACCTCAACGGATTAGCATATTTGTTTTTAGCTTCCGCAATTTTCTTTTCTAGATATCTTACAACATGTGGATTTCTATTTGGATTAGTTAATTTAGATGCAATCGTATGTGGATCTTTAGCTACATAGCCTGCTCTCTTAGCAGCTTCTGTTTTGCTGATTAGTCCATATTCAGCAACATAAATATCTACAAACTTCCTTTGTTTAGGAGTCAAATCGTGCATCGTTTTCAACACGTTAGGTTTTCCAGCCATGTTCTCAAATCCTCTATAAGATATTTTTAACTTAATTAAGACTGTATCCGAATTTAGGTATCTTGTCCACAAGAGTGACTAGTGTCACAAATGTCAGTGTATGTCACAAAATAAAAGTGTTTGTGACATCAAATAAGTAAGTAATATCAATGTAAATAGATTAAAAACAGTGTAGTGTCACAAGTGTCAGACATTCTGGGAGTATGATTAGTGGTAAAGAGGTAAAAATATCTTATATAGAATCGTTGAAAATAAAAAATACAGTAAAATCAACAAAAAGTAGTGTCACAAAATGTGACACTACTCTAATTTAGGCCTCATTGTGTCGGATAATACCGTTGGCCGTCGACATAATGATAATAATTACCTGTATTGTCATAATAGGTAATGTCTTCTGGCTCTATGTAATTTCTAGGTTTTACATGCCACAGTTTCATGCAGTTTAGAACGGTTCTAGATCTAGAACCGCCTAGCATATTCAATAAATCACTAACACTTAACTGTTTTAGCTCATACAAATTTAAACTAGGTAAATTAGCTTCTAATGTATCTAGTATCGCATTGGATTGAGCCATATCAAAAAAATGTTTAGCATCACGCAGAAACACTTTTTCGTGCTGAAGATCAACTTCAGACTTTTCTATTTTTTTGTTCATATAAATTATCTCTAATTTCACCAGATAAGTTGTCAATAATATTGTTTATAGGACAATCTTTCATTGACTTGTTTGTTTAAACCTATAAAAATAGATATAAATGATTATCAGAGATGAAAAACCAGCATTAAGAATACTATCACTAGGTGCAGGCGTTCAATCTAGCACTATGGCTTTGATGGCAGACGCTGGAGAGTTTGGAGTAAAACCTGATGCAGCAATCTTCGCTGATACGGGTTGGGAACCTAAACCAGTTCTAGATCATTTACACTATTTAAAATCAAAATTAAGTTACCCTGTATACATTACTAAAAAAGGTGACCTGGACAAAGATATCTTGAAAGCTTTGGCTCCTGGAGGCAATCAGTTCGCTTCAGCTCCGTTTTATACTTTGAATGAAAAAGGTAAAAAAGGAATGGGCCGAAGACAGTGTACAAGAGAATACAAAATAACGCCTATTGCTAAAAAAATTAGAGAAATTATGGGCTATAAACCTAGACAGAAAATGAAACCAACTCAGTGGGTTGAAGTGTGGATTGGTATATCTATGGATGAAGTTCAACGTATGAAACCGTCTAGATTTTGGTGGCAAGAAAATAAATGGCCTTTGTTAGATAAAAAAATGACAAGAGACGATTGTCTAAAATGGTATGAAGGTAAAGGATTTAACGTACCAGTTAAGTCAGCTTGTATTGGTTGTCCGTTTCATGATGATAGATTTTGGATTGACATGAGAGATAATAGACCTGATGAATTTGCAGAGGCGGTGTATTTCGATAAAGAGATGAGAAAACATAATCCTAAAATTAAAAATTTCGTACATAGATCCTGTGTGCCTTTAGATGAAGTTAAATTTAAAAATGATGATCAGGGTGATTTATTTAACCAAGAGTGCGAAGGTATGTGTGGACTGTAGACTGGTGTCCTGTGGCCGTTGTTCCTTATCCTTTTTCTTTTCTTCAGTATAATCTTTACATCGATCCGTTTCATAGTCCTTACGTTTTCTTAACTTCTCTAAATATTTTTCGAACCGAAGTATATCGTCAAGTGTCATCATATTAATTAGAATACTTTCTTTTTATCTTACGGTAAAGGTGTTTAAAAAATTTTCTATCTAAGGATTTAATCGGTGCAGCTAAATATAGCTTGCCGCAGTTCATTAATAGTTTTCGTATGCTTCCTGCGTTCATCTCTATCTTTAGCTTTTCTAAGTTTTTCATATTCCTTAGTGTATTTTATATTCAAATTTTGCTTTTTAGTAAAGAAAATATTTCCTCTCTCAAGAGCTTCTAAATACTTCATTCTTACGTATTTCGGATCCATTTCGGCCTGGAAACATACAAATTTAAAATCCTCACTGTTATTACAGAACCAGTCGTGAGCTTCACCTTTCAATACCGACTCCGTTCTATTCTGATTCGTAATCATAACATCTTCTAAGGCCATTGATATGACTGCTCGCCATATTCTAATTTCTGGATCTGGTGTGTTTTCAATTAGCTTTTCAGCTATTACTAAACCCATAACTTTTAAAACTTTTGTTGATATATTCATGTAGCTCCATATCGCTACGAATATGTCTTTTTAATTTCAATGTCAAGAATAAGGGGTAGCGCTAGTCTCCCATGCCCTACCCCTAAGAAAGGAGTTGATTAATGAAAACAAAATTTCAATCAACGTTTTAATTTTAAATTAATTACATTGCCCTGTAAAGTCTTTTTATACCGTTTTTTGCGGTGTTCTTTCTTAATTTTTATAGCTAAATTAACAAATTCAAAGCCGTCAGGAGACATCCCAAACTGGTGTCCTACAAATAATAAACTCATCACAGAGGTCACTTTAGAATATTCTACAGGATCTAGATTTTCTGCTAATATTTCTAATGCGTTATCCAGTTGATTTTTTGTGGTTCTTTTGCTCATAAGATCTCTCCATTTTTTTATCGATTAGCTTATCTATTACTTGTCTCTTCCTCACTCTTAAATATCTTCGCTTAACATAGTTCAATATTTTCTGTGCCATTTCATATTGTCCATGTCTGGTAATTGTATTTTTCCAACTTGGTCTAACTTTAGCTCGGTTAAAACAAAATGCGTCTCGTTGAGAAGTTTGTTCTAATCGAAGTTCAATACCTTTACGTTCATTTGGATACATTACCCAAGGTGTTTCAAAATAAGTATCTCGTATTTCTGGATGAACGTTAGTACGATCTAACCACTTCGCTATTCTTTTTGCGTTTTGTATTTTTAAAAATTTTTTAATCATAACGTTTTGCTCTCTCTCGTTTATGCCTTTTTTCTCTTCGATAATCAATATAATTTTGTTGTCTTTTTATAACATGATCATTGATATATACGAACCAAGGCATTTCTTGTTTAAAAAATCCTTCGTAAACTGAAATATAACCTTTTATTTCTATATAGGATAATTCATACGGACAACTATCTCCATTAGCATTTACAGGTGGACTAAATTTTTTAATCCATCGTTTTTCATAATGTTGTCTAATTCTAAAATCTTTATCTTTAACTTGCATGATTCTCATGTATGCAAATATAGGACCTATACCTTTAGGTCTTTTACCACTTTTTAAAAAAGCTTTATAATAATGATCCAAAACTCTACATAAAGGATTTATACTTTCACCAATGTAAAGTAATTTATAGTCCTTATCGAATAAAAAATATAAGCCAGGCAAGTTATGTTTAACAAAATTTACCTGGCTTACAGTATCAGAAAATGGGATTAGTTTAGATTTATTTACTACCATTTTTCTTTAGCAATTGAGAAATATATTTTTCAGCAGGGATACCTTTCTTCTTAGCTTGATATCCTGCATAATCTTTTACCAGTTTTGAAATCATTCTCGCTGGGTTTCTATCTTTCTCATCGCATAAAGCAGTTAGTAAAGTATGCGTTTCTTTTTTTACTGCAACTGATTTCCATTTATTTATATCCATTTTTCTTTAACTCCTCTTTCATTTGTAATTTATTTTTAATTCTTGGATTAGGTAAAACAATATAGAATCTTTCAAAGTAAGGATTGTTGTCACTAAAATCCCAACCTCTTTTTTTACTTAATCTATGATGCGCTGCGTATTGTCTTTCCTTCCAATCCATTTCGCTTATTTTAATTATGCTCATAAAGTTACTCCAAATATAAATGCAATTAACATACCGATTAATCCTAAAAATAATTTAGGAAAAAACAATACAAACAAAACTATTAAACCTAAAGTTATAGAATTACCTACCATGATAACTCTTTTCTAGTTCAATATGTACTTCGTGTGGTTCTGGTCTAGAAGTTAACTCATCCATAATTAATTGTTCAGCCATAATCCAATTAACTGGGTAAGTAAAATTATTTGGACTACCTACTTTAATTGCAATTAATCTGTCTCTAGCATCGTGCCAAGTTTGATCATTTGGTGTAATAGGCTCACCACTTGGTGTAGTTGCATATAATTTAGACAATATTTCATCTATTTCTTTTACAAAAGTAAATAACAATCGACTCTTACTATTCATATTTGTTTCCTGTATAATTGTTAATATTATAATTAATATTCATCTTATCTATATAGATGATAAATAAGATAGGTCAAGACATAAATGAAGTTTATTTTAGTTATTCAAATTTGCAGTGCAATAGTTAGCTCTTGTGGCCAACCTATGTCTAGCCCACCTCAGTTTAATTCTTTTAAAGAATGTGGAATTTTTGGCTATGAGTTAAGTGCAGAATATTTAAAAAAAATGGACTCAGAAAAAATAAATTCGGAGCTAATTTATACAAAATTTTGGTGTAAACCAGTTGAGTCTACATAAAATCCTTATTTTACAACACTTTTTGCACCTCTTGACAAACTTGAAATAGTTGCATTCTACGCATATCTTTGATAAGATACTCTTATGAAACTTTATCGTATCCAAGCAAACTATAAAAATGTTTATTTGGATCACACGGTGGAAGCCGAAGACGATAAAGCTGCTTTAGAATCTTTTAGTGCGAGTTATGATTTAGGGCAGTTAACCGAAAAAGAAGGTGCAGGATTTCATAATCCCGATTTTCTTTTTCTAACCTTTGAGGAGGTCAAAAGAGATGCTACAAAAGTTAATCTCGGAGAAACTTCAGTTGGAATCCAAGTGGGCCAACCAGGCGTTAGAGCAGGGTAGAGTTACTACCGATATGAAGTGGATCGATATAAAGATCAAAGATCTTAAAGTTAAGATCGCTGAGCAATCTGTAGAGGATGCTAAAAAAGGTCTTTTCGATATAGCTAGTTAAAAAAGACTAGCATTTTTATTTTTTTCATTGTATATCCTAGGGCATCTATGTCTCTAAAAAAAGTTAAAGGTGTTCAAATATATTTATCTGTTAAAGATGTAAAAATTATAGAAAAATTACTTGCATCTAAAGCTATGATGTTAGGTAGTTTTAGTAAATTAAAAAAAAGTGAAAGAGAGCTTTGGCATATTTTTGATGACATATGTCAGGATTTAAAACTTAACAATTATAAATTTGAAAAGAAAATAGATAAGTCTTTACACTAATGGCTAAAACAATTGTTATAAATAATTATAAAAAATATTGGATTACAGATACAGCTCAAGGACATTTAATTAAAATATGTCATGGAGAGAATGATAAAGTTACTGAAATAGATTTAAGATGGGATTCTAGAAAAAGAGATAAACAAAATAGAGTTATAAATACTAAACCTTAAACACCTGGGCATCATTGTATTTGTACCAATGAATTCTACCATTTTTGTATTGTCTAACTTTATCTTCACAAGCATCACATATAAAAATATCTTTTTTTCTTGTTGGAATAAATGTAACAAACTCACTACAATGAGGGCATTTACCTAATGCAAGATCGGTTATTTGAATCCTCTTAACCATGTAAGATATTTATTATTATTGATAAAGACATCACAACTAATAAAATAAAAACCGTATTAAACCAATTATGTCTCATTATGTTGCTTCTCCCCAGTTGTCTCCTAATGCTATATCAACTTTACTAGGTACTTTCAATGGCACATCATCTAGACAATGTTCCATTTGATGTTGTATTTCTTTTATATCTTTATCTCCATTAACATTAAAACATAGTTCATCATGTATTTGTAGGAGTGGCCGGTGGCCGTTGTTATAACAGTCTATCATCGCTTGTTTAGTCTGATCTGCTGCTGATCCTTGGATAAGTCTATTAAGAGCTTTATAGGTCATAGCTCTTTTAATCATACCTCTATCATATTTAGATTCTGCTTCTTCTCTAGTCATGGATTTATGTATACCAAAAGTTTTAGGTTCCCAACGATCAAATCTACAGTGTCTGCCTCTAATCGTTACTACACAACCTTTCTTATCTGCAGTAGCCATACATCTATTCGATAACATTTTAACAAAAGGCACTTTCTGGTTATATGCGTTTAAGATAGCTTTAGCCTGTTCTGTATCAATTCCTAGTTCAGCTGCTAATTTAGCTTTACCCATACCATAAAACATACCTAAATTAATTGTTTTAGCCTGTGATCTAGGTATATCAGCCATTTCTGCTACAACCTGGTGAAAGTCTGCATTGTCGTCATTATAGGCCTTTATAAGCTCATAGGAGCCCTCAAAACCACCATCTGTAGAAGATGCGTAGTGTACCACCAGTCTAGGCTCTTGTTGGCTATAATCGAAACTTCCCCACTGTTTTCCCTCATCAGGTAAAAATAATGACCTAATCTGCTTACCAAACTCCTTATTTCTAGCTGGAATCTGTTGTAAATTAGGATTACTCATAGATAGTCTGCCGGTGGCCGTCCCTCCTGAGTCTGATTTTAATTGATTAATTTCTGAATGTATTCTCCCTTTGTGCGTATATCTTAATATCGAATCAATAAAGGTAGAGTGAAACTTATTCATTTCTCTAGTTTCTCTAATGAGTTTAGCTATCGGGTGAGGACAGTTATGTAACCAGTTCGTAGTAAATGATGGGGCTTTAGTCTTTGCAGTTCTTTCATAAGGAACCTTTAATGCATCAAAAGCTTTAGCTACACTAGCTGCAGCCCATATCTCTACATCAACATTTGTAAGTTTTTTAATCTCAGCAAGCATTTTGTTTTCTTCTTTTACAAAATCCTTTTTAAGTTGATCTGCTTTTTCTAAATCAACTCGAATACCATGTTCTCTCATTTCAATTAAAATAGGAGTTAAAGTAGTTTCTAAATTAAATATGTTAGATAAGTTTTGTTGTTGTATTTCTGTTTTAAATCTATTCCAAAGTTTTAAAGTTAATTCAGCATCTTGCTCAGCATAAGGACCCACATAACCTGCAGGTAATCTCCACATATCTTGTTTAGCATCTAGTCCCCATTCTTCTGCTTTTTCTTTTAGTTGCGCTTCTGATTTAACTTCTCCTAAATAATCAAATGACAATGCGTTTAATGAATAACTGAATCTATCTTCATTAATTAATGCACCTGCAATCATGGTATCGTAAATTGTTCCTGTTGGTTTAATTCCTAACGATCTTGTCCAACCAATATCGTATGATGCGTTATGACAAACTTTATCTACACCATTTTCCATTAATTTTTTAAACCATTTGAGTGTAATATTTTTATCCATATTACCTCCAGCTTCATGTCCAATAGGAAAGTATCCTTTAAAACCATCTGCAGCTACTGCAATACCTACAATCTCTCCATCTTTAGTAGCCCATCCAGGCCCTTTAGTTTTAATGTTAGGATCTCTTGTTTCTAAGTCGACTGCTATAATAGATCTATCGGATAGATCTGGGTAACTTTCGGGTTTCTTCCAATCCGATTCTGTTTGATTGAATACTAATTCTGTTGTCATAAGATTTTATATTTTTTAGGTTGCAGTAACAGTCGCCACAGTAATACTTTTTATCTTCAATTACAACTGCTAATTTGTGTTTACAAAATTCACAATTATTTTTTCTTTTTTCCATCTTTCAATTTAAGTATTTCTAAATCGCAATAATGTTTAATCTTCTCAAGATCTTCTATTCCATTTTTACCTAAATATCTACAAACATATTTTATAACATTTCCTTGAAAAAATGAGAGGTTATTTTTTGATATAAATTCATATGGTTGTATATGAAAGTTTTTGTAATGATTTCCGCCTATCTGTTTATTTTGGGGAAATGCTTCATCAAACATATCTTTATCACTCATCTATAGTTCTCCTGTTAAAATTAGATGCAAGACGCCCCAAAGGAAAAAAATATGTATGGTTAGTAGAGAGTATATGTAGGGATGTCTTAGAACGTGTAATGCCAGTATACCACACTCGCGCTTCAGCCATTTTCTCCTTGTTGGTTTTTGTTGAAAAATTAGATGGCCAATTAGCTTTCTCATATATTAGTACATTGTCTGCCTCCCCACCTTTAACTGAGTGGATTGTGTCAATTATTATTTTTGCCTTTTCGTTAAATTGAATATTTCTTTTTAACATACTTTCAAAATAATCCAAGTCTCGAGCAGTAAATTTTCTATTCAAGACCTTCCACCAATCATTCTCACTAGTTTCCAAACCACAGTTTTGCTTTAAGTAATCTAGATCTAAAGGTTGATTCGGATGTATGTCAGACCAGGCTTTATTGTCGATCTTTCTCCATCCTTTTTTAATTTGCTCAATAAAATCATATAAAATACCTACCTGTTCTTTAGTTATAGTCTCGCCTTTTTGTAAGGCAATCCAATAATTTATGGCATTCCATTTGTTTATATTGAACGATTTATTACCTCGCATATCTTGGAAGTATAGGCCTCTTTGTCTAGCAGCTTCTTTAAGCTCATCAACATTATCTCCTACTCTACCAAGAACAAACCAAGTTCCTTCTAAATCATCAAAAGGAACCTCATTGAATCTACTATATGTTTTAATAGATCCTTCAGATTTATTGGTTGAAGTAAATTCTTTTGGTTGTCTCTCAGGTATAAATTTTAATATCTCTTTAGAAAAATTAAGTATTGTATCATTTAATCTATAAGATTTATTTAATATAAATACCTTACCTGGAAAATCTAAAAAACTTCTTACTCTTGCACCGTTCCATTCATATATAGCCTGGTCATCATCTCCAGCTAAATAAACTCTTTTAGCTTGAGCTGCTACTTTATCTACAAACTTCCATTGTAATGGTGTTAAGTCTTGAGCTTCATCAACTATAAATACTTTGTACGATGGTGGATCTACTTCATTTACATATTTTTCTACCATGTCTGTAAAATCCATTTTATTATCTTTTTTAAATTTAATGTAATTTCTAATTATATCTGTAAATTGTTGTAGTCTTACCTTTTTAATAGGTTCTGCTTTATATAAACGAACAGGATCAACTAACATATTCCTAGCTTTGTCATATACTCTTAAGGACCAGTTGTTAAATACTTTTTGATTTGCATCATCTTCACTAAAGTTTGCATTTATAGTTCCCCAATCAGTATGAAACTTAAGCATATCTATCCTTGGATCTAATACAGGAATCGAAGATAATTCTTTTTTACAAAATGAGTGTATAGTTCTAAAGTTATTAAAATCATCTTCATCATATTCTTTAAATTTTTTTAAAACTCTATCTACTGCTTCATCAATAGCTTTATTTGTAAATGAAACATATACCATTTCAAATGGCTGCACACCTAATCTCAAATGTTTTTCAACTATTTTAATTAATCTAGTAGTCTTACCTGTACCAGGAGGACCAAAAATCTTAAAAGTTTTGTTGTGTATCTGGGT